GATCCAATTAATAGAATGAATCGTACCTTAACTGATTCACAAATCATCTACATCTCTTATTCAAACGAGTTTAGAACAAAGAGGGTTAGTTTTGTTGAGCGTCTGATTCGTTCATTCAACTTAATGCGTTTGATTGAGCATTCAAAGGTTATTTGGCATACAATGAACGCTCCAATCCGTTTAAAGACCACAGTTCCGGTTGGAACCAAGTCAATGCAAAAGGCAAAAGAGGATGTTCGTGAATTCACCAATACTCTAAAAGAAGATATTACATTCGATGGCAGTTCAGGAGAATTAATGGTTGATGGTAAGCCGAATATCTTATTCTATAAGAACTACGTTTTACCTAAGAACGATCGTGGTGAATCAATCGATATTGAAGCACTTGAGTATCCTGGGCCAAATTTATCAGGGTCAGAGCTCTTAAAGTACTTTCAAGATAAATTAAAACTTGATTCTAAATTACCTTATTCTCGTTGGTCCGAGAATCAAGGATCTTACACTATGAACGCTGAAGGAATCTCAAGGGAGGAAATCAGATACAATAAATTCATTAAACGTCTACGTTCAGCATTTAAAGAGCTTATGACCAAGCCTCTCTACTTGCAAATGTGTTTGGACGTGAAGGACCTTAAGTCAGATCATCGATTCGCGAATGCGGTCGGTTTAACGTGGCACGATGATAACGTATTTGAAGAAATCAAGACTCAGGAACTACTTAACAAGCGTCTTGCGACTCTTAATGCAATGAAAGCTGTAGTTAATGATGAAAACAAACCTTATTTCTCAACTGAGTACCTAATCAAGGAATACTTAAAACTTAGTGACGAGGACATTGCCAAGAACAAGAGTTATCAAGCTACTGCCGAAGGTGAAGCCGCTGCTGGTGCAGCCGGTGGAGCTGGTTCAGCTGCTGCTCCTGCTGGAGGTGCTGCCGCTACCCCGGCTGAAGAAACTGCTCCGTCTGGAGAAACTTCATCCGAAGTAGGAACTAAGGGACAATTGTAATATCATATCTACGTTTAACCTTTTAATATTTTTATAAATGCTAAGAAAAGTAACAGTGATAGGAGGGGCCGGATTCATCGGGTCTCACCTAGTAGAATTATTGATCGAGAACGACTTCTTTCCGGTTGTCATCGATAATTTCTCAACCGGTAAAAGATCTAATTTGCCACCAGGCGGTGTCGATATTAGAGATTACGATATTACTGAGGATCCCAAGAGGCTCGCTGGGATCATAAAAGGATCCGAATGCGTATTCCATTTAGCCGCATTGACTTCTGTCCAGGAGTCATTAGATCACCCTGACCGATATACTAAAGTTAATGTTGTGGGTACAGCAAACGTGCTTGAAGCCTGTAGAATTGCCGGCGTAAAAAAGCTTGTGTTTAGCTCGACTAGCGCGATCTATGGAAACACTGCAACCTTTCCTACTGATGAGACTCAACAGCCTGATCCAATCTCGGCCTATGCTCTATCTAAATTAGTCGGTGAAACTTATGCAAAGTACTATGCTGAAACAACTGAAATTGCAGTTACCTGCTTACGATACTTTAACGTGTTTGGGGAAAGAACCAACCCTAAGAGTTCCTACCGCTCTGTGATTCCAATCTTTTTAGAACAATTTAAAAACGGAAAACCTCTAACCATCACCAATGATGGCCGTCAGCAAAGAGATTTTATCTATGTAAAAGACGTTGCTCTTGCAAACTTAAAGGCAATGAATCCTACTCGAAGATTCAGTATTATCAATATCGGGTCAGGTAAAACCTGGTCAGTCAACCAAATCGCTGACATGATTTCAAAACGTAGAGAAAATATAGGATTTAGATTAGAACCGAAGATTAGCTTGGCCGATGTGACCAGAGCTCAGTCGATTCTGGGCTGGACAGCCTCTACTGATTTAGAATTGTGGATTAAAGATCAAATAGTGTAGCGAAAGCGGACTGGCCGTTGATCTTGATATCGAGACCTAATCCAACTTTGTATGGATCAGCTATATCGTCAAGAGTGAATACTTTAGCGTCAATATTGTAAGGTTTTGCCAATAGAACGAATTCGGCGATTTGAGCATTTGCTTCTGATTCCATCTCTGATAAATTTGAAAATTCAAACTCAAAGAGGTACTTTTCAGCGTTGAATCCAATATCTTCGCCTAGTACTTCACCTGATCTAGTAAGTAATACCATTCGAACCTGTTGAACCGCGTTCTCTAGTGAATCGTTGGATTCAAAGATACCTTCCGTGTAGTTAGGATCTCCTGGTGATCTTAAATATAAATCTTTTCCTATTGGTTGAGTCGTTATCATATATTAATTACCATCTAGCGAAGAACAAAAAGTCCGCTGTATTTTCACCTTTCATCATCTCAATTACCTGATTAAGCTCGTTTTCGGCTTTTGTAACAAGATTTGTGTAGTTAGGTTTAATTCCACCCGGCAAATTATAGTCAAACGTCGTCAATAGATCGCCCAATCTTAATTTAGCCTTGGCTCTCACGTATCTTTGAAACAATTCATCGTTATAGAGATCGTCAGATGGAACTTTTTTTGCAATTTGTAAAACAACTGATGAGGTTCTTGGCGTTCTACCCAAAATCATCAGCTTTCTAGTATTCTTGTTGTAGTCATAGGCTAAAGTATCAATCGTGAATCCTTTGACCAGGTCCAGAAAGGAGAATATTACGGTTCTGTACATGATTGATTCACCAATGAACGGCGTTAAGAATACTTCAGATCCAATGAATTTATTGTCCGCGAAATCCGCATCCATGGTTCCAAACATCGAGCTTGTGCCCTTTGCTTCTTTTACTTCATGTACGAATGCAACGCAATCAGGCAATTGAATAGTTCTCTCCCTTTTAAAAAGCGGATGGCTGAACACGGCCGAAGGAATCACCATGTACCTTGCCTCAACCGCATGCCTCCAGTTATCATGAAAATATCTTTCAGCGTTGGTGATGATACGCTGTATTTCCTTTTCCGGAATTGAATACGGTAGGGCTTTCGCAAATGTCAATTCCTCTTGTATATCGAGTACTAATTCGTCTAAAGTCATTTGACCTGTGTATTTTTAGATGGGTTTGCTAGCCTTATTCTTTTGCTCTATTTGAGTCTGTACCTGCTTGATTCGATTCAAGATTGCAAGACGTTTATCGTCAGTATCAGCAGTAGCTAATTCTTTTCTAAGTTCACGAGTTGCATTGATTGCATCAATCTCGGCTTGAGTATCAGTTGAACTCTCCTTGATTGGGTCAGTTACCGTTTTGGTGTAATCCGGTTCAGCTGCCTTTATGCCAGTCGATAGGCTTGCGCGCTTAACTTGATCAATTGATTTTTCCTTTTTTACTGGAGCTGCAGCTTTAACATCAAGTGCAGTTTTAGGTTCGCCCAATTTAGGGCCCTTTACGAATGAATCGAAGTTTAAAAGTTTATTACTCATAGTATTTGTCAATTTTTATTATTTATCGCTGCTCGGACCCGGTTCAAATATTCCATCCACGAATTCGTTGAAAGTTAGTACCTTTTTGGTCTTTGGGTTAGCTCCCATTCCTGGAGTATTGTTCATCTTCATGTCCCTTCTTGAAATTGGTTGGGTCGCTAGCCAGTGATTCGGAATTCCACCAGTATGAGTATTGATCGGATTCGGTTGAATGTTAGGATCGTTACTTAGGCTGAAAGAATCTGCAGGTATTGCACCTGTGCTACTTGTCATATTTTTATCGTGCTCGTTCATAAGATTATTTATTCAGGTCTAGCCAAAATAAAAAAGCCCGATTTCTCGGGCTTATTCACTTAATTAAGTCAATATTAGTATTCTGGGCTCCAGCTACGATCCCCGCAATTAGAGCATCTCATTCTAGGATTCTCTGCAATCTCTTCGTGTTCTGCACGTTCTCCGCAAGTATCACAAGAGTACGCGGTAGATTCATTAACGTGTAGGCTTGCAGCCGCTTCCATCATGCACTCGGTCATGTAAGATCCGCATTCATTCAAATACGATTCGTAAGTGTGCATTGAATCCTTGTCCTCATCGCACATTTGAGCTTCTTTGATCAAGATTTCTTCGCAAATAGTCTTGATCGCTCTCTTTGCCTCTTCTGACATTGCTAGGTTGTAGCCTTCTTCTATTGGATTCCAGCATTCGGTTACAAAGCTTTCAAATGTTTTTGCAGCCTTTCCTTTTTTCTTGTCCTGAAGAGCTTTTTTCATGGGTTCCTTTTTATCTCCATCTTGATCAAAATCTAGATAATCTGGCTTACCTTTCTTTGCTTCATCTAGTTCATAGCCTTTAGTTGGCTTACTTAACTCTTCGTATCTTACTTTATCAATGAATCTAACTAATCTACGCTGAATGTTTTCTGGGAATTGACCTACCCTGTCAACTCGGCCGTCTGAATACATGGTTACTTTCGCGAAAACTTCACGACCTTCGTAAAACTCTAGCGTAATCGCTTGAGTGTAATCGTCAACTGATCCACCGCCTACTTTTTTAATATCGACCGTAACTCCATTGCCGAACATGTTTGCGATTGATTGAGCTTCTCTCTTGATTTCTGGATTAATATGCGTCTGAAAAGCGTGGGCCTGCTGAATCGCTTTATTACGTCTAAATCCCTCTTTTTCCGGATCAAGTTCCTTTTCTCTATTCCAAGCCTTCATGAAAGCACTACGTTTAACCGCATTAGAAATCTCGTCAACTTGGCTAGATTCTTCCATGCCAGAAACTATTTCAATCTCAACTGGAATTGAGTACTCGTGATCACCATGTTGAGCTGTCAACATTCCGTCACCGTCATAGTCGAATCTTAACTCAACTTCTTGACCGTCATGTGTTTTTATTAGGATCATGGCATGATCTTCACCATGTCCGCTTAATGATAATATTTCTGGATGAATTGCTCTTCCCTCATGTGATTCTGGAATTGGCTCTCCCATCATGAATTTAGGTATTCTTTTGTTACCAAACTTTCCCATTTAATTTATGGATATTTTTGGTTATTTATATGGACAAGTTAACCGAAACGACGCCCTTATGTGAAACCGCTTCGCCCGCGCATTGATTTGCAAACTTAATTGACTCTAAGATGTCACCAGTTTTAGCGTATTTTGCCACCAGGCCGGCTAAAAATGTGTCTCCTGCTCCCGAAACGTCCTTGACCTCAACTCTTTTTGTCTGCATCACTTTAATTTTACCTAAATCAGCGCCCTCTTCTCCCCTGGTGACTATTATCTTATCTAGATTAGAGCTAACGAATTCTTTATCGTGCTCAGGATTTGCGAATTCCTTTTTATTGATCTTGATGTAGTCAAATTCCTCTGCCCATTTGCCCAAGGGCTTCTTTGTGTCAATGAAGCTCACCTTTGCTATACAAGAAATATCCAATAGATCCTCTTCGGTTAAGAAACCCTTGTTGTAATCTGATATAACCACAATGTCTGCTTCATGTATCATTGAAATCACATCAGGCGTTAGCCTGAATGAACCTAGCGGCCCGTCCTTATCGACTCTTAATATGATATAATTGGATGCGGTGTCGACGAACCTGTGCTTAACAATATCGCCTGCCGGTTGAGGCAAGAAATTGATTTGCCAAGCATTTGGGCAAATTCTGGTTAGATTGGTGTATACATTGCCAGCCATTCCACGATTATGTACCATTCGATCTGATACGAAAACTGGAGTTGGGGCTTCTGGGTTAAGTCGAGTGCAGGTCCCGTACTCAAATACGTCAGTGCAGTCTTCTCCTATAACTAGTATGTTAGCCATGTGTTTTTAAAATTTTTGATGTTGATAAATCTTCAAATCTATCAAAATATTTTACTTCGCCAGCCCATTCGGATCCGATTACCCTTTTACCGATATAGTCTGAACCGACTACCATTACGGTGGGCTTAAACGACTTAATGTGTTCAGTCAATTCATTGTCGGTTCCAAAAGTTACGACCGAATCGACGTACTTAATTGATTTTAAAAAGTCAATTCGGTATTGACAATTATTTATGGGTCTTGGTGAGCCCTTTAGCTCTCTAACTCGGTGATCCCTATCGATTCCGACCACAAGAAAATCTCCCAGACTCTTTGCGAATTCTAGGAGTTTGATATGGCCTAAGTGAAGCACATCGAACGTGCCGTTGACCCATACAACTTTCATAATTCTTCGATTCTTTTTGATTTATCGCAAATGTACAGATCGTAATGAGGTTTGTGATTCATCCTAAGTTCGTGAAACTTGCAGCCCCACTCATTTAATTGAACTAGCGTCAAGACGCTCCAATCCTTTTTGGAAACTTGACCTCTTGCTGTGTAATAAACGATATGATGACCCTCATCGTAGAGTCTATTGATCTTTGCAATGTAATGAGGTATTGGCTTGGCTAGATTATAATCTGACTCTTGAGAACAGATAGTGCCGTCAATATCTACATAAATTATTTTTGACTGTCTCCCTTCCATACTCTATAAGAATCTTCGTCAAAATGTTGTGTTGATACCTCAAAGACCACTCCATCCTCAAGCGCTTCAAGCTGATGAGGTTGACCTGGCCTCTGTCTAACGACATCACCAGGCTTTAGAACTTGCTCATGCAAATCGGCAGTTTCAGTATCAATCCATCTGTACACAAACGAACCTTTATCGACGTACCAAGTTTCATCCTTGATCATGTGATAGTGCATTGAAAACTTACAACCCTTCTTGAAGATCAAGAGCTTTCCGCAGTACTTCTCATTATTTTCAATTATGATCTCTTCTCCCCAACCTTTCGGCACTCTGCACCCTTCACAAACCGTTGGTTTAATTCTCTGCATCTTGTTCTGATTTTTTTAAATAGTCGAGGTAGTCTGGAATCCCAGTATCGATAGTGTGTTTTGGAGTCCATCCGCTAAGCCATTCATTTGAATTGCTAACCGTAAAGAACTGATAGCCTTCAGGTATTTGAGACTCTTCTGCGTATTCAAAAGGAATCTGCATAAGATTAAGCACATCTTCAAACGATCTACTTTCTCCACTACCTACATCGAAATGATTACCTTTAAAGTACTCGTAATGAGCCCATGCATGCATGTTAGCATAGACTATATCGTCAACATGAACAAAGTCTCGAGTTGGCTTCTTTGGAAACAAAATCACTCTTTCGCCAGCTTTGTGCTTTAAGTACGATTGATATGCAACTGATGCCATTCGACCCTTATGTTCTTCGCCTGGGCCATAAACATTAAAGTATCTCAATGCAACTCCGTCAGTCAAAGTCACCACATCTTCTGCTGCGTACTTGCTCCAACCATAGAGATTCGTAGGATGTTTTCCTTCACTTCCGTAGTTAGCGGCTGATGATGAATAGATGAGCTTACAATTTGTGTACTTGCAGTAACTGGCAAGAATCTTAGTGGATTCATAATTGAGCTTCATCATGTAATTAACATCCTTCTCTAGAGTGTCTGAACATGCACCGACATGGAATATTACGTCTGGCGAAAGATCGGCAACAATACTTGCGAGTTCTTGTTGCCAGTCTTCAGAGTTGATGAAGTCATCTACATCAATTCCGAATACTGTAAAATTGCGGTCTAATTTTGAAATAAGTCTTTTTGCAATAAATCCCTTATCGCCAGTTACGAGTATCTTCATTACTTAATTGATAATTTTTCGTCCTTTGATTTACATGTGATTACTAAATGATCGCCATCCTTGATGTTACCGTCAATGTAGGCTTCAGCAATTAGGTCCTCAACATAAGTTTGAATAGCTCTTTTTAGAGGTCGAGCTCCGAATTTTTCGTCATAGCCTCTTTCAATCAAGAACTCCTTTGCGGGTTTGGTCAACTCAACTGAGTAACCGTTTTCTTTTACTCTTGAGTAGAGATCAACCAATTCAGTCTCAACGATTTTAGCAATATCGTCCCTCTTGAGAGATTCAAATATGATAATATCGTCCAAACGATTTATGAATTCTGGTGCAAACTGTTTGCTAACCGCTTTTCTTAAAACTCCGGCTGCAATTTCTTTTTGCTTCTCATAGTTATTGCCGGTTGCAAATCCTATTCCATTTCCAAACTCTTGTAATTCCTTAACTCCTAAATTTGAAGTCATAATGATCACCGTATTCTTGAAATCAATCTTGCGACCAAGTCCATCGGTCATGTGACCTTCATCCAATACTTGTAGTAGAGTGTGGAAAATATCAGGATGCGCTTTTTCAACTTCATCCAATAGAACGACTGAGTACGGCTTACGTTTTACACGCTCGGTCAATTGACCGCCCTCTTCGTATCCAACATAGCCCGGAGGAGCTCCCAATAATTTAGTAACATTGAACTTTTCTCCGTATTCTGACATGTCAATTCGGATCATTGCGTCCTCTGAATCGAACATGAATTTAGAAAGCTGCTTTGCCAATTCGGTTTTACCTACGCCGGTTGGGCCCAAGAACATGAAAGTTCCGACCGGTCTCTTTTTAGATTTTAGACCTGCTCTAGAGCGCTGAATTGCTTTAGTTAGTTTAAGCACTGCTTCTGACTGACCAATTACTCTTGACTCCAACCATTTTGCCATGCTCGCAAGCCTTTCCAGTTCGGAACCGGTTAGTCTAGTGATTGGAATGCCGGTCATTGTTGAGATCACCTGTGCGATATCGTCTTCAGTAACAGTTAATCTATTAATCTTTAGCGACTCTTCCCATTTGATTTTTTCTTCTTCAATTTCCTTCTGTACTGAGAGAGCTTCATCTCTTAGTCTTGCTGCCGCTTCGTACTGTTGAGAATCTACGGCCTTTTGTTTTCGGGCAGCTGCCTCAACCAATTTTTCTTCAAGTTGTTTGATTGATTCCGGTACGACTACCCCATTGATGTGGACGCTTGATCCAGCTTCATCCATCAAATCGATAGCTTTATCAGGCAAGAATCTGTCCTGTAAGTATCGATCACTATAACTAACGCATGCATCGAGTGCAGCGTCTGTGTACTTAACTGAGTGATGATCTTCGTACTTAGATCGGATATTCTCGATGATCTGGCGTGATTGTTCTGGAGTTGATGGTTCTACCATCACTTGCTGAAAACGACGATTCAGAGCACCATCTTTTTCAATTGAACCTCTAAACTCATCAAGCGTGGTTGCTCCCAAACACTGGATTTCTCCACGAGAAAGCGCAGGTTTTAGGATATTCGCTGCATCCAGTGAACCGCTTGCAGAGCCAGCTCCAATCAATGTATGGATTTCATCGATGAACAGAATGATGTTGGGATTCTGTTGAACCTCATCAATGATCTGTTCCATTCTCTCTTCGAATTGACCTCTGTACTTTGTACCGGCTACAAGATTCGCAAGTTCAAGTGAAACAATCTTTTTATCAAAAAGAACTCGAGGACAGGTTCTGTCAACTATCATTTTTGCTAAACCTTCAACTATTGCGGTCTTACCCACACCAGGTTCGCCAATCAAGATAGGATTGTTCTTTTTTCTGCGAGCTAGAATTTGACTGCATCGCTTAATTTCTTTTTCTCTACCAACAACTGGGTCTAGCTTACCCTCAATTGCTAATTGAGTTAGGTCTTTGCCGTACGAGTCCAGCATTGGAGTCTTTCCAGGTTTATTCACTTGTTTTGCCATATACAATTATTATACTACATTTTAATCCCACCAGCCGCGAATTCCGCTGCCGTCGAACTGGTCTTCCCAGCTTGAGCCCTCACCATTTTCGAACTTTCCATAGTCTTGCCCTTTTAATATTTCCCAAAGCTCAGTCCATTCAGCTTCGCTAATCTCACGAGATCTGTCAAAAACTTTGCGATTGTGCTCCTTTTCTTCAGGTGTGTCCTTATCAACCAGTTGAGAATATCCAGGTTGGTCCGGAACTGGCTCAAATTCCCAATCATGAAGCACCAACTCTCCAAGCTCAGCCTCTGCCATGTCTATGTACAGATCCTCATTATAGTTCTTGAGAAGTTGTGAAGCTCTACGCATTTTGGCAACCTTCTTTAGTCGACTTTCGTCAACTTCAATACCGTGAGCTTCGATCTTGTCAGCCATTCGGTCCAGCGCAATCTGTAGATGCATTAGCGGACCACGATGATCCCACCAATACGTGTTCCACAGAGATTTCCTAAATAACCAAACATTCCTAATGAACCTAGGAATGTCGTATCTGAGAGTCTCGTAAGTTTTGTACCACCAAGTGCTGTGTCGTACTAGCGTCTTTATGCTGTCTGCAAAAGACTTTGCGAATTTAATTTCCATTTGTAATTTGTGAGTCTTTTTGTATTGAATCAACTCGAGTTAACGATTGACCCTTACTTATGATTTGTGAGTGGTCACAGTGTTTTCTTGAACATGGAACCTCGAACTTAAGCGTATCATGAACAACTCGTTCAATGACTCTTTCGATTCTGACCGTGTCTGTCATACCAATAGAATCTTTAGTTTGTGAAACTGGATGATCTTCAACTGCCTGCTTTATTCCAAAGTAGAGCATTGATGATCCCAATACACCAATGCCAATAACTATGGTTGAGCCTAAGATTGTGAGTCTAGTAAACTTATTCATCGATTTTTACCAATATGGTTTTTAAAGAGTGCTTAACGTTTTCTTTGAAACTTACTTCCATTTCAAGTCTGCGTTTCTCAAGCTCAATGTTGAAAGCTTCGTTCAACGATTTGTTGGTTCTTTGAGAAATACGAATGTTGTAACTAAATACATGGTTAATCACAGTTAGTTCGTAGTTGTCTAAAATTAGCAAAATTCGCTTTTCATCGTTTCTAACGTATTGCTTTTGAGAAATTGGACTCATCAACAGTTCGCTTTCTTGACACTTAATCATCTTTCTAAAGATGACAGCTGCATCTTTTTCGGCCTCACCTGAGCGAGTTTCAGATCGATCAGTTGGATCCAATAGCCTATGCACTTTAATGCTGACGCGTTTAGAAAGTCTTTTAAATTTGTGAATCGACCGTTTGGTTCCTTCTGAAAATTCCTTTGTAAGTTCCATTTTTATTAATAAATTACTTTTAACCTTTTCCATTGAAAAACCCTCCCATCAAATTAATTATGAAGTTCTCATCGACTTCCTTGGGCTCAGGTAGTTCATACTCGACAAAATCGTCCGCACATCTAAGTTCCTCAACACATTTCCACAAGCTTGGAATATCATAACAAATCTCATTACCGTCCTTGTCCCAAGCTTTTAAAATCTCTCCACTAAGACCTTCCCTTTCGTAAATATACCAGCTTATCCAGTCCTCTCCCTCTTTGCCGTAATACACTCTTAATAGCAAAGTTATCGCGGCAGCGTAAGAATCTTCGTAGTTGATTAAGTCAACTCCCATCTCCGCTAGCTTGAAGCTACGTTCGCTCTGTTCCTTAATTAGGGTTACTATCTTTTCGAATACTTCCAGTTTCATTTATGATTATCTTTGATTGATTTTCGATCTGAACCACATATTCCTCTAGCGCAGTTTCGATGCCAGAAGCGATTAGTACGGTCAGTTCTTCCTGAGAATTGACCATTCCCATTTGTTGGGCTAGCGCCAGTGCCTGTACTGTTTCTTCAGCGGCTTCTCTTGCGATTTTTTCGATTAGTCCTTGAGTTTCCATGTTTCTTTTAGTTATTATACTATGTTTATTGTAAAAATTTCAAAATTTTGTCCTTGATTCCACTTTGTTTAATTCCCTCCATTGATTTTGGAGTCAACACAAAATTAGTAAGACCCCAGTCTCTTTCGGTTTCTCCCCAAGCCTTATCCTTATAGTGAAATGCCATGTTCAAGTCATCAATTGCAACCCAATGAGTAACTTCTGGATGATCATGTAAGTACTGCTTGATCTCGACCGCTCTGCACTGTTCAAGATCCCAGTCCTTGGACCAGATGAAGACTTTGTCTAGGTGAAATGTGCAATCCTTTAGGTCCGGTGTGAATGCAATTGGCCTCTTTACGATACCCTTCATCTCATAGTAGTCACCCATCTCCTCAACAGTTGCCCATCGTGTCCAATCCGAACTTACGACGATTTCGGCACCAGTCTCTTCAATGATTGAGTTTAGAACTGCAACTGCCTTTCGATTGAAATTATCGAACCTAACATTAACCGGTCCGTTCTGGGCAAGTCCCTGCCTAGGATTATCTGCAGTAAAGTGAGCCCGTTGCTTTTTGTATCGACTGCCCCACTCAGTTGAGAGGCAAATTACGCCATCATGATCCAGAAATATTACTTTCATAGTCTTTCTTGACTTGATCAATTAGATCCTGAGGAGCCTCAATCAATTCAAATTTTTCGTCAATGAGTCCAAATTCTGGATTTTCAGTTAATTCCGCTAATAGATGCTCGTAATCTTCTGCACTAGGTTTTTCAAAGTATCCACAAAAATGTAGTACCTCAATTTCTTGAGAATCTCTGCGTTTTTTTACAGCGGCAATGCCGTGAGTAATGTTCATTACTCCTTTATCTTCTAAGTTCATATACCGAATTTTCTGTTTTAAATCTAATTAGTTCGTAATAGCCTTCGGCATCCTTTTTCTCTTCAACGATTTCAGTTACTTTAGTCGTTAGCCAATAATCTTGAGCTGAGTAGCTTCTAGCTGTGACCGATCCGACCAGCACTGAACAGCCTACTACTGGTTTGGAATCGACGATCTCTTTGAAAGTCCTGTCCTCGTTCCATGCGATCGCTTCGACCCGTTGGCCTTGTTCTTTAATTTCCTCTCGACCGTCTTCGTGTATTTTAATTAGTATTGGCATCTTCTTGCATTTTTTCAATTCGTGTGTAAAGCTTTTGGTCTAAAAGGTTTCTTAATTTTCTAGAGTACTCAGAGTAGAGGCCTTTACCTTCTCTTAGCAGACGCTCTTCAAAGAGTCTCACCAATTTTCTAGCGCTGGCCTCTTGTTGCGAAGTTTCGCAAGAGTTGATTACCTTTTCTATCCAGATTGCAACGTCTCCGTTGTGATTACTTGTTGCTGCCATGTAGTTTAGTTTTTTTACGGTTGTCTAATACTGTCTCGGTGTACTTTACTGCAGACTGTCTGAATTGAACGCCTGTATCAGTTACCCATACAGAGCAGATCATGTCCTTGTCCACTTGAAGGATCCATGCAGAACAATGCTCTTCGCCAGCCTTGGTCAACAGAGCTACTGCATTGTCGAGTGAGTCCAGTTGAAATACTTTGCCAGTTTCATAAACCAGCCATCTTCCGGGTGTGCTGATCTCAGCGATCTTTGTCTGTGCATGCGACGTAAGCGCAATCAGGCACAAAATTGTTAATATTAAATTTTTCATGATTTTTCGTGAGTTATGTTAAGTTCAAGATCGTCGTTTACCTGCTGTATTCCCATTTTAAACATCCAAGTCTGTAACACAGGGCCTGCATTGAATTCAAGATACTCAATCACAGGTTTGCCGTCATGATTCTTAATGTAGTCTAGTGCTCTAGCTGTAATACATTCGTTGTAAAGCTGCTTATCGGTTTTCCACATATTGATAGTACTTATAGGTTATTGTGTCATAGGGTCTTGTAGTTTCACCAACTGATACGGTGTCGCCATTATCAAGCACAGCATAGTATCTTGGTGAAATTTCGTCATGAATGCTGACTGGCTTCTTTTTAAAGACGCTAAGTACTGCATGTTTTTCGTGTTTCACAGCAGAAGGTTTTACACAACTAGTAATCGCGCTCAAGGCTAAAGTTAATATAATAAAGGTTCTCATACGAAAGATTCTTTTGTTATTGCCTCAATTCTTGCCTTTTGTTCGTTAGTTAGCGACCAACGATCTTCCCAAAGCTTGTATAATACAGTACCAAATTCCTGCTCAGAATAGGTTCCGCCCGAGAAAAGCTCTTCAGGAGTTTTTGGCGAATCGTCATCTCCGAATTCGTCTTTTAGCTCGTCGTACATTCGCTGCTTGTCCCATGAACTTGCTTCCCAAAGAATATCATCAATTCCAACGTAGGTTTCAGCTTCCAGGTCCATAGGGTGATACTCTCCGTCAGGAATTAGAGTATCAAAATCCTCCTCCATTTCCTCTTTTAGGTATTCAACAAGTTTTCGCTTTTCGTTTAGGTTCAGAGCGTCTACCAATTCGGTGACATCAACTGTTATTCTTATGTCTGACATGATATTGTTATTTGATTAAGTTACTCATTAACTCTGATCGATTCATCCGCCTAGTACGTCTATGACAACTAGGTCAATTAAATTTGCTACTATTTTACGTCGTTTAGCAGATCTTATCATTATTAATATTTAGGTTATTATACTCAATAAAAACAAAAAAGTCCCCAATTGGGGACTTAATTAAATAGTGGTCGTAAAAATTAGTTTGGCATAGATTTAAAAACTATGCTAACCAGTATGCCGGCAACCGCTGTGAACAGAATCCACAGAATTTTGGTAACCGTGCTTTTCCATGACATTAATTCCTTGTGCTCGTCAATGATGTTCTGAAAGGATCTGTCAGACTCTTCCTTTCTTTTACGAAATTCGGTGTTCTTGTTGACTCGAACAACGATTCCGTCCTCCGGATCTAATAATTGCTTTTTGATCTGTCTCAGATCTTCGTGCATGTCCTCTTGAGCAGATTCGATATTCTCAATCTTGTCCTGTATTGACTTGATCTCGCCGTTTGGCATCTTGTCCTTGATCACATCAAGTGCATCAAGAATGTCATTCATCATAGAGTCAATGTCGTGATTGACTTCTCTACGTCTTCCGCTCATCTAGGAAAGGTTAGTCTTTTTTAGGCTCGTCATCCATCATGACGTTCGCATCAACCGCAGGGGCATCAGCTTCTCCGTTTTCGTCATCCGTCATGTTAACTGCTGCGTCCGCTTCAGGCTCATCGCTAATCGGCTCTTGTGCTGGAACTGGCATATTGTCGCCGGTTGGCTCGTCTGCCATGATCGGCTCATCGCCAATCATAGGAATCTCATCTCCCATCGGCTCGATTTCAGTAGCAGCTGGCATTTCTGGGCCAACTTGACCTTGTGCATTTTGCTTCACGAAATCCTCAAAGCTTAAGATTGTACTGTTATTAGTCTCCATTTTAGTGAAATAATTTGAGTTTATTTATCTAGGGTATCGGAACAATTTGAGCCTCGCTCTAGGCTAATTGTTATTCTGAGGCTGAGGTTCCGCAATTAGGACAGAACTTCCAGCTTGATTTTTTGTGACGTGTGCCACAGCCTGTGCAGTACGAGCGGATTTCTCCCATCTCGACAGGCTTTTTGCTCTCAGGCAAGATTTGCCACTCGGAGGTGGCGCTAGCCCAATCACTAAAATTGCAGTAACCATTTGAGAACTCCTGTTTCGAATCGGAACCCTGCTCAATACGGCCAGTTTCAAAGGACCCCGCTGCACTTGAATTGCAATAGTTCACGCTAGCTCCAATTGATCTTGTGAAAGTCGCTGGACTTGATGAGTAGGTGATTGTGCTTGGATAAAGCTGCCAGTTGGCAGTGCCTGAATTGCTTTTCCAGGATGGAGAGATCTCGTCATAAAAGAACACTTTGATCTTACCATTGTTTGCAATTGCTGCTTTAGCGTCAGCTGAATCCTCAACCTCGTAAGTTTCAAAGACAAGCTTCTTTGCTACGTCAATAAACCTTTCAAGATAAACTCGTTGACCTGGTTTCAGGATGATGCCTGCTTCCGAGAGCCATTGGCCATTCACCATGATCTTTGCAAGTACTTGGGTTGTTTTTGGATTAAAGAGTTCAATTTCGAAATTTGAACCCGTTTTTAAGTAGACTGTATTGCCGTATGCTTTTAGTCTTCCTCTGCTCTTTGTGATGTAAGCAGTTGGTTGTGGTTGACTGTTGAAAGTATTGAATACTGCAGTCGAACCACCTAGTGTGATTGTTTGTTGGTACATAGTAGTTATGTTATTTTTGCACATCTCATCGTAACCTTTGGCGATTACTCAAGGGCTCGTAAACCCGAGACGAACAGAGCGAGGCTCTATGTTCCAGTTATGATTATTTAATACTTAAAAGTATTGAAAAGTTTAAATGATTTTAATGGCGAATTCTCCACCTCGATTAGCATAGTCCACGAATAACGAATCTGCTACTCTACTATTAACGAAGTCATCTCCACCTTTATTTGGAGTCTTTACTTGATCTCCAGGTTTCAGAGTTTTTGGAACCTTACGACCGTCCGGTAACTGAACTAAAACTTTCACGAAGCCATCCGCTCTAGCACTCTTTCGGTTCATGACCTCAACTATCTCAACTGGTACAAAATCGCTCATGAAGGGAATCCATACTGATATTATTCGACCTGGGGAAAGGGCATACTCCCTTTCGCCTTGATTAATTAATCCAACTGAACTCGACCTATCTTCTACTTTTTCGACAGTACCGTCTTCCTTAATTGAGATTAGTAGTTTTGAACTCTCGTGCTCAATAACTTGAGTGTCTATATCCTTTCCGCGTCTTTGGTGATGTTTATTTGAATCCTTAGCGAGTTCTTGATGTGACATTGAAGTTGGGAACACTTTTAGTGTTGCAGCCTCATTATGATTTATGTATCCGACTATCATTTCGCCATGATAGACCTTTACTATTTCCTTTTTGGTTTTTGGGTCAATGTCTACTGATTCTACTGACATTTTAATGTTTGCCTCAAGCTTTCCAATCTTAACAATAGGCACCAACATTATGTTAGCAACGTAATTCTGAGCAAATGTCGCTCTTTTTAGATGATTAACCTTAATTTCAAACTCTCGTCTAATTAGATCAGCAATCTTTTTTTGAATTCCTGTGGTAGAAATTGACTTAGCTCTTAGTAAGTCAAGGGTCTTGCCTGAGAGAGTAACGACTAATGAATCCATGATTCGTTGACGAGTACGATCCTCAAAATGTTTTCTTAATGCGGCTTCGTTAACGAATTCAGTAAAATCTAATAATTTCAAAATAATTCAAGATATTTGAAATTATTTATATTCCATAAGAGTTGAAGTAATTCGGTCAGATTAAATTACTTTCGTATCCACTTATTTTCAGAGGTTAGCGTAAAACTGCCAATGAAGCAATCTGCCTTATTCCATTCTTGGGGAGATATGATGCTTAGGGTGTTCTTTCCATCAAAGTCGTATAAATGATAGGTCTTTCCGACGATTGGATCAAACGATATTTTAGATTCCCAAACCATTAGCGAATCGTTAAACTCTTCTGTTAGTTTCGCAGCTCTTTCAATTAACTCAACTCGTTCCCTCTCAAAAACATCCATCATCTTTTTAGACGCCTCAGTTCTGATTAATGATACATTTGGCAATTTGAATGCCGGGGCACCAATATTGGTTGGATAAGGCTTAAGATTTGCGTCATATCCATTTTCTTCTGACCAAACGACTGCATCCGGTTTTTTACTCATATTTTCTTTTTACTTTAGAT